TGAATATGGTTTATTTCTTGAAAAAATTCAATCAACTCACCATTACTTACAGAACCTGAAGTATCTACAGCTACAAGAACGTGTTTCTTTTGTTTAATTTTTAATCCAGGGTTTTCTTCGTATCGTTTACTAAGTTTTCTACGAGACTTTTTTGTATAAATTTTTACTGAAGCTCCCGAAAATCTTCTTAGAAACCCTTTCCAATCAAACTTAGGCGGTTCGGTATAATTAATCTTATCCAAAATACTTTGAAATTCGCCAGGAATAGTACCTCTAGACTTTTTAACCTGATCAGCTAACTCGTTTAGTATATGACCTGTTTGTTTTTCAATAAGTTTTTGGGTAGCCTCGTCTAATTCTACTTTTTCCCAGTCGTGTTCCGGAATATCCATTTCTCCAGGTTCATTACCAGCCATAGTTATTTGTATAGTACCTTGACCTTGACCTTCTAACGCAGCTTTTAAATTCGGACAAGAATTATTCTTAGCAGCGGTTATCATTTTCTCATAGTAAGAAATAGTACCTTCTTTCGGATCGAGATTTAAGTCTGGAAAACACTCCGGTAATACAGGATTTCCTGGTAACCAATCTCTATCAATGTATTGGTTAATCTCACAATCCATAGCAAGATTGAGAATACGTTGATCAGAGAGATGGTTAAAATTAGTAAGATGGAAAAAACCAATGTGTAAAAGCTCGTGTTTAAGCAATCCCATTTTTTGTAAAGGATTACACTTTTCCCAAAACTCTTCGTTTATTTCTAAACGGTAATTTATATCATTAATACTTACTGCAGCAGTAGGTACTTTTTTAGACCATGATTTATTTAACATTATAAGAAACAATCCATAGAAAGGTTCTTTTAACATTAACTCTTTACAAACTTTTGCTAAAGATTCTGTTTTTTTATCCATTGTTGTCAAATTCTTTATTTAATAAAATAGATTTGTCTTCGTATTCGACAATAATATTTTTTAACTGACCGAATTTAAAACTATCAATAAGTGAATAAATACCCGATAATGCAGCTTTAACTAAAATTTCTTCATGTTCTAGATTTTTTATACCTATTAAATCATAAAGTTTTTTAGTAAGCGTATAAGAAAAATTTCTACTAATTAATTGTTTATCAACTACATACTGATAAAATCCGTTAGTTAAAACTTTCCATTCATTAACTGGTACTTTACTATACTTAAATAACATAGTCATAGGGATCATGTTTTTAGCATAATCGAATCTATCAATAACACCCAGAGCCAAAGTAACATTTTCTTTGTCAGGAGAGTTAAGCATGTTTAATAAAGTATAGTACTGTTCGATAGAAATAAACTCAATCTTTGTAGATGAGTTTTCCATAATCGCTTAGAAGTATAGCGTCAACAAGACCATCGTGATCTTTTGTGACTTTGTTTGAAAATTTAAGTACAACGTCAGGATGACGTCTTTTTACAGCAATTAAAGCCATAGATTTAGTATCTCTCTTTTTAACACCTTTAACGGTTTTGATTATTTCATCAACCCCTTCAAACATTTGTTTTTGCCAAGCTTTAGGTGGTACGATATGATAACGAATAGCCAAGCTTACACATAAAGCTTCAATAATACCGGCTTGAAATCCCATACTAAAAGCCGTGGTTTTAGAAGATCCAAAAATAGGAGCTAGTTTTTCAAAAACTACAATACCTCTCATACCTTCGTAGCCAGAAAGAATTTTGTAAATACCTGAAATATCTAACTGATCTTTTACCATTGGCATCTTATAAGATTCTTTATCACCTTTATCGTTTTGAATAAAGATTCCTCCTTTTTTACCTATATCAATTCCTATAGAAATCATAAGTTATAACGGATAATCGTCCGTTTGCGATTTATAATGTACAAAAGTATTTTTAAAAAGATATGTTTCGACAGATATGTAACACTTATTTAAAATAATCGGTGTAACAATTTCTCCCTCCTTCTCAAAATAAATAACTAATCCCTCACATTTATCTTCAGATAAATTGTTTATTCTTTTAAACAACGGAGGTACTTTTAAAACAGCATGTTCCGGGTTTTCAGAAGCTAACAAATTATCGTTATGGTAAACGTTCGCAAAATTGTTTTCATATTTTACTACACAGTTTAAAGTCACTATCATATTTTAAACGAAGTTTACATTTTTTACAACGAAAATCTTGATCACTACATAAATTATTACAATTCGAACACATCTTCATACCTAATTTAGAAAGTTTTGATAATGTTTTAGAAGAATGTTCAATACGATTAGTTACCCGTGGATCCAAAACCTCCCTTTCCTCTATCTGTTTCATCTAAATTATTTACTTCTTGAAATTCAAATTCTTCAACTTTTTCTAAATACATCTGAGCAATACGATCTCCTACTTTAAAAGGAAACTTTTCGTAAGATGTACCTTTGTAAGCAGATTCAGTAGATGTATACGGAATACATTTGAATCTTAACTCGTACTCTCCAGTAAAATCTTCATCACCAGTAGCGGGACTATTTTGTAATATCCATTGTGTTTTAGTAATACTACTGCGAGGTACAAATACAATTCTATACCCTGGAGGCGGAGTCATCTTAAGACCTAACTTACAACGATAATAATTATCAGACTCCCTGATAATTTCTGTACAACATACATCCCAAGCACCAGCTTTAGGAAACATCTTTACCGGGAGCTTATTTTCTGGTTCTAATTTGACAACTTTTATATTCATGATTTAAAATGTTTTATTAAGATTGGTATAATTACTTCTTTTACTTTTTTAATCCCGTAATCCTTAACAGAATCTGATACATCTTTTGACAAAGGTAAATTCAAATAGTCAATGTTATAATAGTTTTTATAAGATTTACTACCGTTTATACCGGCCGAGTCATTATCAAACAAAACACCAATTTTTTTATAGTGTACTTTATAAGCATTTATATGACCTAGATGTATAAAACTAGTCTCAGAGTTAGGAGCTACATACTCTATATTACCTATATTCAGACTTTTAAAAGACATCATATCTTTTAATGATGACATAATGAGTAAATAGTCTGTTTTATAAGTTAATTGACAAGTACCGCTAATAAAATCTTGTACGGCATAAAATTTAAAATCAGAATCCGGGATATATATCTTATACAACATACCATATTTATCAAAATAACCATATAAAATTTCTCTTTTTATAGTAAAAACACCATTTATACTTTGAATGATAAATTCACTAAGAGGTTTAACGTTATAATAATCCAGGATAAATTTATTTATACCAAACTTTAACCAAAAATTATAATTTTTATTTGTCCAATAACCAAGTTTGTAATCAATGATTTTGGTTTTACGAGATTCTATTTGAGTCTCGCAATTATATACTTTAGTATCATCGCTTTTATTATATGCTTCTCTAATAATAGAATTAGCTTCGTTAATGGATACGTTAAATAGTAATTTTATAAAAGTCTCGGCATTACCTTCTACTTTACGATTGTAATCTATAAAAAAGTATTGCTGGAAATTATCATTGTATTTTAAATAAAAACTAGGATTCTTATCATTTAGATTAAAAGGAGATTTGATAGTTATACTTTGACCAACTAAATCAACATCTAAATTTAAAAAATGCTTAAAAATCCATTGAGACGGAATATCTAATTGTGTTGTCCTAAGCATTTAATAAAATAAGGGGAAAACTTTCGTTCTCCCCTCTCCAAATTAAACATGATTAAAGTGAAAATGTATCGTCAGATGCCGGTTCAGAGTCAGATTGACTAAACTCTTTTTGGGCTTGCTTTTTAATATGTTTAGAAGAGTCAAAAATTACTAACCTAGAGTTAGTAGCTCCTACGTTTTCTAAATTCTTTTCACCTTTAGCCGGTCTTACTAAGTTTAAATCAAAAGCTGGATAACCTTGTTTGTTAGTATATTCTCTACCACCAACACATAGATTAAACATAACACCTTTGAAAGGCTTTACTGTATTAAAATTATCCATTAAAGATTCGATAGTATCGTGTTTGTTATCTTGCTCTTCAAACCATTTTATAGCTTCCGAACCGCTTTCTACACAAACATTTTTAACGAATTTCAAGATATCCATATCTCTAGAAACACTAATACCACTTTTAGTAGTACCATCAGCATAAGCGTATTCGTTTGATTTTACATAAGCCACTTGACCTTTGTATTTTTCACCTTCAGGATTTGCTTTGTCTACAGGGATTCCTTGAAAACCTTCGATCTCAGAACCTTGGATAAATAATGTGATGTGATAAGAACCTTCTTTAAAAGGGAATGGTGCCAGGGCTATAGATAAAATCTCAGCCTTCAAATTACCTGGTTCGAATATTTTAGATAACGAACCTGTGTTTACATTTTTTGTACTTAAAGCCATTTTGTATAGTTTTTATTAATTAATCAATATAAATTTTGTCCCAATAAGTAACTAGTTTGTCATCCTTTAATTCAGAGATAACAAATTCTTCGTTTCTTAAATGAGGAGGGCGAGCCCCACATGCAATTTCATCAGTAGTTTTAAAAGTTATTTTATTAACTCCGTTTTTACGATAGAGATAACCTATCGCGTCCGACTGTGAGGTACTTATTCTTTTTAATTTACCAGTTAAATCTAAATCAAGAGAACTTACTTCTACACCAGCTTTGTCTAGCAAAGTATCTTTAACGTGTCCTACAAGAATAGTTCTTGGGGCCCATGTTTTGATAAATTCTACAACCTTAGTAAAAGCTTCTCTAAGATAAAAATAACCACCACCATTGGGTAAATTAAGTATACTACTATAAGTAGCTTTACCACTATCTTCAGCCAGGGTTCCATCCGGTTTTTTCTTAAACCAGTTTTTACCCATACTTGTCTTAGCGTAAAGCTTTTCAGCATAAGGTATACACATTTCTTCCAAAGCCGTTACAGTATCGACTGCGATATACATATAAGGATTATTAGCTTTCTTAATAGCTTCACCTATTTGTTTAATTTCTTCAATACTTGACGCATGAATTTTCATAGCGTCAATACCGTCTGTACCTTTTTCAAGATCAAGAATTAAACAATTATCTAATTCTGCTAAGAGAGTTGTTTTACCTGTTTTAGGCTTAGAAAGAATAATAAGATTACGAGGACTCTTTATAGAAGCCGGTATCTTAGTTGTTGGTAATACAATTTCGTTCATTAAAGTAAATTTTCTTTTCTATGCTTGGTAATAAGATCGTTAAGCCATTCGTAAGAACTTTCCGGAACTTTCAAATATAAGCAAGCAAAATCACGAGCATCCAGATCTACAATTCGACAAGTTTCCTCGTGTGTAAATTTAGGTGATTTAATTGTATTTTGATCAGGTATACTTTCTTTTTTTTCAGAACCTATTTCAAAATCTTTTGTACTAATTTTTTCTTTAACTTCTAGTTGTTTTATAACTGGTTCATCTTTAGGAACTTGTATTTCAATAAGTTCTGTAATAGGTATAAGATAATAAAAACCAGTAGTTTGCTCTAAAGGTCTAGCTTCATATTCGGTTTGAAAATGAGGATTATACCTCCATTTCCATAACCTTCTTTCAGGATCTTCTACAGTGTTATTACTAGAAGCAAATTCGATATAAATATCTTCAGCTCTTCTAAGTTCGCTTATAAAAAATGAAATAACTTTAGACACATCACCAGTTTTTTTTACAAAAGCTAGTTTGGGTAAAAAATAAGCGTTTGGAAGACCGAGTTTTTCAAATGTTTTTTCATGATGTTTTCTCATCTCAGCCGCGTTTTCCCTTTTTTCTTGCGGGCTTATGGGTTTTGGATAATTCATAATTTAATTTTTGATTGTGTAGGCGGGGTAGTCATCTCTTCGATTCTCATATTCTCAAATACAGCTTTAAAAAAACTCATTCTAGTATCTCCGTTACGACATTTAAGAAAATGGGCTACAAGAATAGTATCGTCTTTAATTATAAATCTTTCTGGACCGTAGTATTCAATTTTTCTTTGGGCCGGTCGGTTAATACCGATTAACATATCAGCGTGTTGTAACAAAGCATCACCACCGAATATATCAGAATCCAAAATAAAATTACCATACTTACCATTTTCAGCTCTTTCAGGGCTATCAACATTTCTATTTAGCTGACTAAGAATTATAAATATAACCGGTAGTTTTCTTTTAAGTCTTGTTAGCTCTTCACCAAGTTGATATAACATTTCATATTTATCTTTATGATTATGAGACTTGTTTAAAAGAATTGAGTGATCTAAAGTAACTACAAATTTTGTTTTGTGTTCTTCGTAATAATTTGAAATAGTTTCTGAAAATTCTTGTACTGTACAAGGTGTATCTACAATATCGATCGGAAGATTTAATCTAGAATCTCGGTATTGTTTACACAATTCAAAATCATTAGGATTTAGTTTATAACCACCGGCGCTACACAACTCTTTATAGGTTTTTCCTAACGAAGCGGAAAACTCTCTAATAGCTGATACACGTCCGATCATTTCAAACTGAAATTCTAAGACTCTAAAATCTTGATTAGGATTTAAGTTAAATGACTCTCTAATGATTTGATCTTTTAATAAAGTCTTACCACTACCCGGTCTTCCTCCTATAACTACCATAGAGTTCCATTCTATACCGTCTACACCTGCATCATTAAACTTAGACCAAGGTGTAATAAAACTTGTAGTTTTACCTAAAGCCCGACTTCTGAGATATTCTAAAGATTCTTGATAAGCGTTTTCTTTAGATTTCCATCTTTTTACTCTTAATATCATACAATACGCTCTTTAATAAACGATTCGTTATCATCAGTACCGTTCATATAGTTTTCACAATAAACAGCAAGATCAGACATAAACGTTTTATCAGATTCTTGTTTTCTTATAAAAAACTGAGATGTTCTCATATAAAGCCAGTTTTTTCTTTGGTATTCGTTTACATATACCACAGTAGCTTCTAATATAATATCCCAGGAATAATCATAAGTTTCGAAAAACCATCTAAACGCGTTTTCTATCTGTTTTCTATCAGATCGTGCGTACTTACCGTTCGGAAGTTTTATTTTAGGAAACAGCGATAAGTACTTTACAATATTATTTTCAAAATTATTACCCAACAATGTAGCTGACGTCTTTTTTTTACTTATTCTAAAATATTTATCCATTTTTTCAATAAACCTTACAGCGTCATCTGAAAGTTTATTGTCATCGCCAACCCATCTCTTACCTTTAAGAGTGTTTAATTCATTAGCAGTGTTTATAAGAACCGGAGCTATCGATTCCCTCATACTACATAAAAGATAAAATTCGTTAGGCGTTATTCCCTGGGAGGTAATTTGATCAAAAAATTCCCTTACATCTACATTAACAGACATTTTTTTTATATTTACAACATGAACAAAGACATAATTTACATTTTAATTATCATTACATTAATTCTAATAGGAGTTATACTATTTAAAAAAACCAATATAACCCCGTCCATCACTGATACTACTAAATATGATAAGCTTCGCAAAAAATATGATTCTTTATATGTTGTAAAATTCGAAGAAAGTCTGTTTTATCGTCATAAGATAGATAGTTTAGAATCTTTACCAGAAAAAATTAAATACATAAATGGAAAAACTAAAATCATTATTGCTGATGGTTCTGTTGCTATTCTCGATAGTATCATTCGCTCAGAATCCGGAATTGGATTCAAGTAAAACTTATACTAAATCAGAGCTGAGACAGATAGCTTTTAAGCTAATCGAAGGTAAAGAATGTTGTCAACTTTTACAAGTTTCTGAGCAATCAAATGTTTATAAAAATAAACTCATTGAGACTCAAGATTCTATAATTATTTTTAAAACATCTTTATCCGATGAGCAACAAAAACTTATTACTAAGTTTAAAGAAAACGAGATAGAATTTCAAAAAGCTCTCAAAAAACAAAAAATAAAAACTAAATTGTCAAACTCTTTATGGGCCTCTGGACTATTAATTTTAGTAGGAGGAGCTGTTGGAGTATTTGTTACCAAATAATAGGTAATTTGTTAAGTCCGATAAGGGCCTCATTTACCTTAATAAATAACTCGTTTGACTCCCAGTTTTTTAAATTATTATGAGCAGCGGATGCCGGATGAGGAGCGTAAAAATTAATTGAATCTTCAGGAATTAACTCATGATATCTAACAGACTGTTTACCAAGAAACATATAAACTATATCACGGCGATCGTTACCGATAGTATCAAGCAAAAAAGTAATAAACGGTCTCCAAATATCAAAGTGGCTTCCAGACCTATTGATTGTGGTTGTAAACGCAGAGTTAATAAGTAATATTCCTTGGTGAGACCAACGCGATAGATCAACGTCCCGCGTATAACTTTCTCCAGGATATACAGTACGTTCGATTTCGTCAAACATATACGTAAGAGAAGGTTGTTCTTTCATTGTATTACTACAAGAAAAAGCTATACCATCGGCTACAGACGGAGTTGGGTATGGGTCTTGACCTATACAAACAACTTTAACATCATCATAAGGACACTCTTCAAAGGCTCTAAATACTTGTTTTAATTTTGGAGTAAATCTTTTACTATCATTTACTTCTTTTACTAAAAATTCTAATATTCTATCAAAATCAGAACTCAAAATAAAAGATTTTAACTTATTACTCCAACCGGAAGATTTTAGTCGTTCGTTAAGTTTACTTTTTACATCGTTAATATCAATTGTTTTCATAGGTTTTTATAACTTTACAATATGAGTGAGAAAATTAAATACGATACAATATTACCTGAAGCTATTATAGAAGTAAAAATCTCAGGAGGATTTTATAAAAGACTAACCGAAGCATTATTAATGATTTCGGAGACTAAAACACCTGATGATTTTAAAGAATCTCTTGAAAAAATAAAAGAAAATATTTCTCCAAGAGATGCTTCAGAAGCCTGTATACACGCTTTGTTACCCTTAATCTACGCTATAGAAACTAGCGCGAAAGAACAAGGTAAAATAACTGTACAAGAATTTGACCCAGGAATGATTCCCGAGGATCAAAAAGAATAGTTACTTTTTATACTCAAAAGTAATTATATCTTTAGATTGTTGTTGTAAGCTATGGAGTTTAATACCGTAGTGTTTAATACCAACTAAATGAGATAACTTGTACATATAATTACCACTAATAAATTTTTTGTACTCGGAAGGTTTGATACCTATATTCTCACAAAAGTCTTTCTTATCTATTTTATAATTAGAATGTAAATCTTTGATACTAGCTATTATTTGAGATTGAGCACATAGATATCTAAAATCTAAATCAGAAAGTTCGGATATAAATCCGTTAATAAGTTTTGTCGATACATTTTCCATTATCTTAAGTTTAAGTTTACAAAATCACCTATTTCAATTATTTGTTGAATTACTAAATTAAGTTCGTCTTTAGAAGCATCACCAAGAGATTTACAAAACATAAATCTTTCGTTATCAACTGTTTTTACAAAACATAATCCAACTTTTTTCTTTATCTCAAGTTTTAAATCTTCTACCGACTGACCAGTTTCTATTGATAATTCTCTTATACAAGCATGTATTTTTGATAATTGAGCTAAAGTTCCGTTGTCCGGACTAGCGTCAAACATTACAGATATCTCTTGACCTTCCTCTAACTTATCAATAAATTTTTCATAAATCTCATTTTTTACATCAGAAATATGAACCATTTTACCATTTTTTTTAACAAGTTTTGTTTGTAATAATTGGCTACTCATACTTACATCCAGGTTTCTTTTGTTATTTTAATTTTATCATTTACTCTTTGCCATCTTTCGAACCATTCTCCCCATTCACCTCTTCTACTTCTCGAAACGAATACGCAGTTGTCTACACTTAAACTTACCATTCTATTAAGTTCTTTTTTTAAAGTCGCGTAGTCTTTAAATACTTCAGTAACACTAGAACTTTTAGATTGACCGTTACGATAATTTCTAATACTTTCGTCTGAAGTATAACTAGCTTGTGGTTTAAATTTACCCATAGTTATTTGTTTTTTGTGGTGTAAGTAGAATCGAACTACGAATGTCTAAGACAAACTCTCCTTGTTACACCTTCCGCTGTCGTATCAGCACGCTATACGCCCGTATTGTACCATCTCCTGTTATTTGGTTAACGCGTTCAACCCGTATGGTTTAGGAGTTACTTCTATTCTGCTTAAAGTAACTAAAGGACTCTAGTCAGATCCTTGTGCGTAGTCAGTCCAGGATTCGAACCTGTATGCTTAAGTATTGCTAAGAAGTACCATAGCTTGACCCAATTCCGCCACCTGACTATAATAAGTTAACTACTACCCTCCTCTTTTGCGCGGCTGCAGGTCACGACTAGGGAGGCGCTTTTACCAATAATTTCTTTAAGAAGGTTTTCCCCGGATAGTAGCTAACCGTTTTAATAATGTAATGTTTCCGGTTCCGTTGTATCAGCATCGCTATACTTTCGAGAGTCTCATCGGTCTCACATGTGTAGCCTCAACTCATCCCTCAGCGGTTTTATCAAGAGGTATCTTTAACACTACAAATCGTCTATTGGAGTAGTATCGTTTTCATCAATTATAATGTCATTTACTTCTTCGGAATCATCTCCAAAGTCTTCATCTACTAAAACCATAAACCTAGATAAATCAAAGAACGTATAAGGAACACAATCAGAAAGATCTTTCTCTTTAAGTTTTACTGCAAGACCGTCATGAAACTTTAAATTACTAACATGTACAACAGTATATAACTCACCTTCTTTAACCCATTTACTATTAGGTATTGTTTCAGGTTTGTCTTTATCATTGATACATATCACCTGGAAAGGAACGATAAGTCTAATTATTTTCCTCGACATTTTCTAAAGGTTCCGGCTCATGATCTAATAATGTAGAAAATTCTTTAACAAAGTGACCTTTTTCTAAAGACTCTTCTCTAAGAGTTTTATGATACTCCTGTTCTTCAGCGTTTTTAGCTAAAGTTAGTATTACTTTTTTAGGAGAAAACTCTTCATCGCATAAAATAATATCGATGTGTAAATCATCAGAAGCACTTTGAATAGTAGAAATCATAAGGTTAGTTTTAACCTCGTTTTTTTTAATAGATAATGACGTAGTTGCCATAAATTTTTTTACAAATTTAAACTTTTCTCCAAATTCTTGTACCTAAATATTTCTTTTTATTATCATAAACTTTAGAGTAAACAAAAACCAATTCGGGTAATTTTTCTTTTTTTGAATCGGTATTCTTTACATTTCTAGAATAACGTCTACGAGCACTGCTTATTAAATTTCTAGCAAATTTTTCATTAAAATTCGTAACAGGTAAAAATAGTGAATGATCATCCACAACTTCTAATTTAAAAATATTATCAATAAATTCATTAAGTGATTCGTTACTGCTTCTACCAACTTTGGTATATACAATCCCTTTTTCAAAAACATAATTTGATTTGCTCATTTGTAAGTAATTTTTGTTTGATCAAAATCTTGTAAAGCAGATTTTACCCATTCTTCGTCTATTGTATTTTTGTAACAAAGAACGTGTATGTTAGAACAGTCATCTGGGTTGAGTCTTAATAATCGACCTATTCTTTGACTGGCCTTTTTTTCGTTACCGTAAGCATGAAGGATTACCCCCGATTTTAAACCAGGAATATTTATACCTTCATTAAGTTTTACTACGCAACTAAGTTTAGTTATTACACCAGATTTAAAATTCTTTAAATTTTCGTCTCCTTCCGGATGACCTGAATAATAACTTTTATTACAAAGAAGATCTGCCTGCTCTTTTGTATTAGTAAAAACTATTGACTTATCTGTAAACGATTCAAATAATTGTTTAGCGTATATAATTTTTGAGTTAAACCCCATCAACGCTTTCATACGCATTAAACGAGCTTTGAGTAACTTATTACCAGATTCAGTACCTGTTAAATTAGTCCAAAAATTATAACTATTTACCTCACTGGTATACCATGTTTTACCAGACTTATTTGTCATTTTTATGTTTCTATCAGAATCTAACGATAGACTATGAATTATAATACGATAATCGTTTAAAATACGATCGTTTACAGCTTCGTCTACCATATATTCATAAACTATAGGACAATAAGTATCTACTAAAATACCTTTCTCAGATTTTTTAAACCTGGGAGGTGTACCTGTTAAACCTAAAATTTTACCAGAATAAGATTTTAACCATTTTGAATGACTAGATAATAAAGAATGACATTCGTCTAGATAAACTATATCATAATTAAGATCTTGATTTGGTAAAGAACGGTAAGTAGAAAATTCAACATTCTCTTTTAGAAAAGACAAATTAAACTTATCCATCTCTTCAAGATACGTTTGAAAAATATCTACTTTTGGAGCCACAACTAAAAACCGAGAATAGTCGGTATAGTTTCTGACCATGTGTTGTAAAGCAATATAAGTTTTACCAACACCCATAGATATAGCTATACCGCAACGAAATTTATTACCTATTATAAATAATGCTTCATCTTGTATTCCCCCTTTTAATTGATTTATCATTTTTTCATAGTATTTAAAACGTGATCCTTAAGTTCTTGAAGAGAATTTTCAGAAAGTTTAACGGCTTGAGTATACTGAGTATTACTTTGTCTTTTAACAGGTAAAATAAGTTTTTTAACACCTGAAAATCCTTCATAACTTTCCACAGTGATTCCGTTACTATGACTTCTATTAACAGGAGATACGTGTAAATAATACCCTCTTTCCTGCGGTCTACCTGTAAAGTAATTCATACCTCCAATATCATATTTTACCTCAATTCTTAATTCTTTAGAACTGTCAGGTACAGATTCATATTTTTTCATAGTTACTTTTTAAAAATCCAATCCAAAACTTCTTCTGAATAATAAGACGTTGTCATACTGGAAAGATACATATACATATCGTTTCTCGCGTTGTAATTATTAATTCCAAAAGATTTACGATCTAATTCTTTAGCAGAACTCTGATCAGAACTTCTACGAGAACCTTTTGAATAATCCCATTCCTTTTGAATAATAGTTACAGTATTGTTTTTAATTTCTACAGTAAGTACTCCACCGGCCATATACTCACCAATTTTCCAGGTCTTTTTTTTAGAAGCTATCTTTCAACCAATTATAAGCTTCTTTAAAATCGTTGGTAATCTTATAAGACTTAGCATCGAGCTCATTTTTAATACCAACCTCTTTAATTACAGGTAAGATGTCGTTATGAAATCTTTTATAACTATAAACACGACCTATTTTAATAGTCGTATTTTTAGTACTCTCTCTAGTAAAAAAACTATTATGTATACAATAAACTTTAGTACTTAAAGGAAATATATTTTCCTTATTTTTTTTCTTAGTCATATTAATCTTCGATTATTTGTTTTATTTTAAGTTTAGTAAGAATACATTCGTGTTGATCGATATCATCGCGAACTCCAAGTAGTACTGGTTGAAATAATGAACCTTTAGTAAAGTAATATAGATATCTTACTTCAACTACAGAACCAATTTCTGGCATTGTTTGATTAGGGTATACCGTAACATTACCTACAGGTACTGTAATACCGTTAGAAAATACACCTACTTCTATAGAACTTTTACTATCGTGTTTACCTATAACTACACACGAAGCTGTACTGTAAAACTTGAATTTTAACTGATCGCCATAAGAATTTGGTCTACCTGGAGAATACATCGAGGATGCTTTTTTAAATACAATACCTTCAGCGTTGTCTTGTACAAGTTTTTGGTATAGTTTATACTTTTCATCCGTAGTAAAAGCTGTTGGTACAATCTTCAATACATTTTTATCTAATCTATTTTCAAGATTCTTTAAAAATATATATCGATCAGTATATTTTTTAGGTAAAGACAATGTGTCAAAAATATGTACAATATCACCAATTTCTTCACCGTCTAAAATAACATCAGTACCAATTTTAGAACAAGCTTGTGTAATTATATCAGAAATACCAACAACTAATCCTTTGCGATTAATAGCATCGACTCTACCGTCAAAATTTACATCAAGTATTTTTCTTCGACCATCGTATTTTTCCTGGGCTATAAAATTATCGTCTTCAAGATATTTTATTAACTCAGACTCATCGATCGGATTTAATAACTGTGGTCTATGACCCGAATCAGTTTTATCTACATGTTGGATAATAGGTTTACCAGAAGAATCTTCTACATAACCTTTACCTTTTTTTTCAGAAACCAACTTATCGTATATAGCTTTAGCTTTATCATAAGCTACAGGAAGAGTTGTTTTAGCACCTGAAGTTAGACTGGTACCTCGTCTACCATAAGCAAAAGTAACTCTGTAACCAGAGCCATCTTCTTTTAAATAAGCGTTGTAAACTTTATCGCTACTTCCTTCGCGATAAAACAGATTTATACTTTCTTCTTTCATAATTTAGAATTGAGTTCTTCAATAGATTCTTCTCCTTCACCTTGTACAAGATGAGCATTATCAATGATCTTTGCGTACTGAATATTATAATTAGTCTCGCCTTTACCACACTCTTCAAGAGCGGGTTCATTTACTATTAAAAATTTAACTTGTTTACCGTGACTTAGAGTAAAAGTAAAATCATCCGGATGTAACGGTAGTTTATTAAACCATGTATTATTTCCGGCTTTTTCAGCTCCGCACTCTATTACCCAGGAATCATTATCTTCTAGTAACGTTCCTTGAATTATTTTCGATTTCATATTCATCTTTTAGTAAAGGATTAGTTTTATCAATTCCGTCTCTTTTGTGTTTAATCCATAAACCAGGAGGATCTCCCTGACCGTCCCATATTTGTAAGGCCGCCAAAGCATTAAATTTATTAGGGTAACAGTATCGACCTTGATAACCGGTAAAATCAATATTATAAACAAGACCGTAAGTGAAAGCGTATTTTTGTACACCACAATAACCTTTTCCTTGAATATATTTCACTCCTTCAAAACCTAATTCTTTAAAAAATTTCTCAAGATGTTCGCTCATAATAGTTTTTTAAAAAATATATCTTATAGTATTCCAGGGTATAATCTTATCATGTAATTCAGTCCACTCTTTGATATACTGAGCTTTTAGGTCGTGTTTATACCTTATATTTTTACCACCGTACTGTGATATTTTATCTTCCTGGAGTTCCGGTCTCCATAAAAGATGTTCTCCCGGTAAAGAATGTCTAAGATTATATTCATGTTTACCTTCATTGTGAGTCAAGAAGATTACTTCAGCTTTGATCTTATCTTTATTTCCTACTATATCAGAAACTTGGTTAAAAAGTTCTTCATATTTTTTAATCCAACCGTATGTTACGATAACAGGAGAAAAATGAGAGAAAATGAAAGACAGAATAAAAAGAAGAAATAAAAACCGAACCGCCAACATTGTGTATGTGCAAGTGGGGGTTTGGTGGTAAATTGAACGGTTGTGGATGTTAATAAACTTTGGTGAGTGTTGAAAGTTTTGTGCTTTCTAATCCCCACCTGACACATACACAAGAACCGTTGGCGGTCAGTTTAAAGGACAACAGAAATTAACGAATAAAATAAAAAAGATTGTGAGACGATTAGAAGAAATTAAAGAAAGGGTTTGTAAACAGTACAAATATTATCCTTAGATTTTAGCTAAACCATTGGTTTGGATACCAATTTTATCTTCAATTTTAATACATTTTTTTGGTGACAGTAATATGATTTTAGAATTGTTATCTAAATTATTTATAGGATTTGCAATTAGTCAAATATTACAAGAATTTAATGGACATTTTGACACAATAAAAATTTTAAGAAGACTAAGTGAAATTCATTTAACATTGGAAAGGTGGAAACAAAGAATAAGCAGTAATGACTCAATAAATTTAAATGATATTCAATACTTATCGACAGGAATAATTTCAACTCAAAGTGAGTATTCTAAAAAGTATGATATATTAAACATTAACGAAGAGAAAAAAATTATTGAATCCATTAAAGAAAGAATTGAAAATGAAGATAATATTGAAAATAAAACAAAGTTAGGTGAATCATTAATTGAACATATAGAAGAATTAGAAAAACAAGGTTTAACTGATATTAGAAGTATCACTGGAACTACAGAAACATATTTTTCACAAGTAATTAATCCAACATTTGCTCAAACAAACAGGAGAAAAATTTATGTGTACATCATAACCAGCTTCTATAAACCTATCGATAGCTTTTATTCTTTCTTCTATAGAACTAGTTTTAGGTTCTAAATAATCACAATAAGATTGAGGCATCAGACTAAATCTGATTCTAATCTTACCATCCGGATTATATTCAAGCAGTTTCTCATTCACATATTTAGTAGCAAATGAACCCATAGCCCGAGGATGGTTCTTGAAG